GCACCGTGCCGTCGGCGACCAGCTTGAGGAAGCTGCCGGACTGGTGCACCAGCCACACCTCGCCGACCGGCGCGCCCGGCGTCGCCGCGCCGTCGCTCCAGGCGCCGCCGACGATCACGCCATGCTCGCCGGCGCCGTCCTGCGGCAGCACCAGCACCTGCTGGCCCGGCATCGGCGGCACGCACAGCCCCCAGCCGGCGCCGACCCACGGGCTCAGCACCGGCAACCAGCCGGTGACCACGCCCTCCGGCTGCAACGCCACCCGGGCGGCGTGGCGCTTGGGGTCGACGCTGACCACGGTGGCAAAGCGCGGCCGCCCGGCGGCCAAATCCTGCGCCGCCGACTGCGCCTTCAGCGCGTTGAGGAAACGGTGCATCGTCTACTCCGGCAGGGCGGCGCGGGCGCGCAGGCGCTGGGTGAAGCCGCGCGTGGCGTGCAGCCGCCGCTCGATCTCGTCGATGCGCAGCGCCGTGTCGAAGATCGTCCCGGTGCCCTGCAACAACAGGGGCAGCCGCGGTGCCAGCGTGAGTTCGCCGGGCATCTCGATGCTGGCCACCAGCTCGTGCCCGGTCAGCTCCGCCAGCACGTTCTGCGCATAGGCCTGCGCCTCCGCCGGCGTCAGGTTCGGGGCGACATAGACATATTGCTTGCTGCGCGCCGCACCGCGGGCGGTGCGCGCCGTCTGCACCGTCGCGACCCCCTGCCGGCTGTGCCAGCTTTTCACCGACACGTCGATGTCGCCGGCCAGCGTCAGGGCGCGTTCCAGCCGCAGCGCCATCACCGAGGCCATCGGCAGCAGCACCGGCGGTGCCGCGCTGCGCGGCTGGAAGTTCAGCACCGTGCCGCCGACCCACAGGTCGAACGCCTCGCGCTTGGCGAGCGCCACCAGCAGGTCCCACTCGGTCGTCGCCGCCCCGGCCGCATTCAGCGTCAGGCTGTCATGCTCCAGTTCCCAGTAGCGCCCGACCGGCGTCGTCGTGGCCTGCACATTGGCCGCCAGCCCATGCCGGCCGGCCAGGATGGTGGCGATCTCGGAGGATGTGCGGTTGGCGAACGTCTCCTGCGTGCGCGCCTCGATCAGGTCGGCGCTGCGGTCCCGCCCCTCGATCAGCAGCGTGCCGGCCAGCGGGTCGATCGCCACCAGATCGGCGTAGCCCTGCACCAAGCTCGCGAACGGGCCGAGCGGCGACAGCGCCACCTGCACCTCGACGTAAAGCTGCGGCTGCGCCGCCCAGGCGGCGGCGTCGTCCGCCAGCGCCGCCTGCACGCGAAAACGGTCGGCGCTGAAGAACGCCGTGCTGGTCACCGTCGCCTCGATGGCGTTGGCCAGCGGCGCGCCGTTGACCAGCACGGTCAGCCGTGGCTGGCGCAGCTCACTGGGCGGCAATGCCGCCTCCCGCGCCCGGGTCGACCGCGGGGATGCGCAGCGTCTGCGGGCCGACCAGCATCGGGTCGGAGAGATTGTTGAGCTGGGCGATCCGCACCCATTGCGTGGCGTCGCCCAGATAGGTCAGCGCGAAGCGGAACAGGTTGCCGCCGGCGACTTGGATGGTCCGCATCACGCCCCCAGACTGTCGAGGTTGGCCAGCGCCCGCCCGGCATAGCCGTTGGCATCGGCGTATTGCGCGAGCTGCCCGGCCGCCGTGGCCGCCGTCGCCGGGTCGGGCGCGGCGAGCAGCGCGCTGCCGGCATTGCCCATGCCCGCCTGCGCCGCCGCGACCAGCGCACCGACCGCGCCGGTGGCCCCGGCATAGGCGGCGGTGCCCGGCGACAGCGCCCCGCCGACGCCAAGGGCCGCCAGCGCGCCGCCGGTATCCAGGCCGGCGACCGAGGCCAAATCCGCCAGCACGCTGGTCGCCACCGACACGGCGAGCGCCAGCGGCGACTGCGCGAGGTCCTGGATCACCTTGCATTCGATCCGGTACGGCACCCAGTTCGGCCGCTGGTAGCGCGCCTCGAACGTGCCGATCACCACCAGATAGGCGAACGCGTCCCAGGCCAGCGTCCAGGCGCCGCCCTGCGCGCGCATCAGGTCGATCGCCCGCGCCCGCTCCGCCGCGTCGGCGCCGGAGAAGCTGCCGGACCAGCCGATATCGGCGTCGTCGCGGCCCATCGCGTCGATCACCCGGGCGCCGCCGGGCAGCTTGTGCACCGCCAGGCGCTGCTCGCCGCCGAAGCGGATCTGCGCCGGCAGCTCGAAGTCGGTGAAGGCGACCGGGCCGAGTTGCAGGTAGCTCGACATGCGCTCAGCCCCCCTGCAGCGTGCCCGGCCAGGCCGGCGTCATCCGGGGATCGAACCCGGTGCCGCCGGCTTGCGGCCGGCCGGCCTCGCGCGCCAGGTGCTCGGCCATCCAGGTGCCGACGCGCACGCCGTCGAGGAACACGTCCCCCCCGGTCGGCCCGCCGGCGGCGGCCGGCGTGGGCGGCGGCGCATAGGCGCGCGCCGGCGGCGGCTCGGCCATCGTCGTCGCCGCCGGCTCCGGCGAAGCGGACGCCTCCGGCGCCCAGGCGTGCGGCGCCCAAGGAACAGGCGCGGCCTCGGCGGACGGAGGCGGCAGCGCCGGCGCCGCCCAGGGCACGGCCGGCAGCGGCGCCGCCCCGCCCGGCACCGGCTCGGCCGGCGGCGGCAGCGGCGGCGGCGCGAACGAAGCGAACAGGAGCGGCGCGGCCGGTGCCGTGGCACCCGATGGGGCGAGCGGCGACGGCACCGCCGGGTCGCGCACCGGCGCGGCGACGGGCGCTGTCAGCACCGGCTCCGCCCCGGCTGGCGGGAATGCCGGCGGCGGGGCGAGCGGTGCTGCCGGCGGCATGGGTCGCGTCGTCTCCGGCGCGGCCGGGTCCGCCGCCGGCATCGGCGCCGGCCGCGCCGGCGGCACCGCGGCCGCGGCGATCCCCACCGCCCGCAGGTCGGAAAAGCCGGCGAAGGCGCGCGCCGCGGCAGCTTGCGCCGTCGCCAGCATCCCCTCGACGGCACCGATCGCCTCGGCCACGCCGCTGCCCAGCAGCAGCGCCAGCCCGATCCCGGCCGGATCGCCCTCTGTCTCGCTCACGCTTTCGGGTCCTTCCAGCGCAGCGCGCGGTCGTCGAACACGTGGCCGCCGAGCCGGCCCAGCGCGATCACGAACGCCATCCGCTCATCGTCGGGCAGGCAGAACGCGACGTCGAACGGCACCCCGTTCCTGACCAGGTAAAGACAGTCCACCAGATCGGGGTGCCGGCTCAGTTTCCCGCCGTGGCCGCCACCTCGGCCGCACTCGGCCGCGCTTCCGCCATCGCCGCGCCGGCGGCGGCGATCCCGGCATCGCCGAGGCGGGCCACCAGCGCCTCGATCTGCGCCTCGCTGGCCGGCACCGGCACCGGCACGTCGTCGATCGCGGCGACGCTGAACGCCAGTGCCGCGAGGCCGAGCCAGGACTGGTTCTGCGCCAGCACCGGCCCGGCCGCCTTGAACAGCCGCAGCTTGTCGAGCGCGGTCAGCCGGCGCAGCCGCAGCACCCGGCCTTGCGCGTCGGTCACGCTGGCCTCCGCCTGCGCCTGGGCGATCAGCCGCGCCGACGGCGATCCGCTCATACGCTCACCCGCGAACTGGCGAAGAATTCCAGCCGCTGCTTGACGCTCTGGTCGCCACGCCACTGGCCGGCACTGGCCAGCTTGAACACGACGTTGGTGTGCTGATAGGTCGAGGTCGAGCCATCCGCCTCGGTGATGTACTGATACATCGTCCCCGGCGCCGGCGACTGGCCATTGAGCTGGTCGGCCTCGAGCTGGGCGATGAACTCGTCGACGGCCGAGTTGCCGCGCTCCAGCTCGAACTGACCCTCCCAGCCTTTCGGCAGTTCGGCGCCGAGCTGCGAGCCGTCGATGCGGGAGATGCGCACCGAGGCGGTCACCTGCCGCGCCTCGAACCCGGTGACATGCGCCAGATCGACGCGGCCATAGGCGCCGAGCACCACCACCTGGGTGTCGCGGCCAAGGGAAAACATGCTGCCGGACATTCTTGTTCCTCACACTTGTGTCGCGCAGCGCCACGGCGGGCGGCGCGCGTGTTGCTCAGGCGGCCAGTGCGCCCGGCGTGGTCGGCAGCACCTGCGTCTGCACCTGCACGGTCTGCCCGCCTTCGATGTTGACGACGAAGAACTCGTTGATCGCCTGGTACTGCACCTGCGCGTCGCTCTGCACGTAGCCGAGGCCGGTGCGGCTGGCCGGGTTGTTGCTGGTGTCGCAGATCACGCTGAACGGCAGGCTGCCATCGGTGCTGCCGAGCAGCCCCTGCCCCAGCATGTTCTGCAAAAAGCTCAGTTGCGTCGCGCGGATTTTCTGGAACAGGCTGGCGTTGATCACCTGGCCGACATACTGCCCCATGCCGGAAGCCAGCGTCGCCGCGATGTAGTTGGTCAGCCGCGTGTAGTTGTCGCCGTTGATCGCGCGGTTGCTGCTGCTGTTGATGCCGCCGCGCACGCCCCAGAAGGCGCCGGCCGGCTGCGGATTGGCGATCACGTCGATGCCGGCCTGGAACAGCGCGCCGAGATCGGCGGCGGCGTAGCCGGTGCTGGTGCCGGCCTGCGGCGTGCCGCTGAGCTGCGTGCCGACCACCGAATAGAGCGGCTTGTTCAGGCTGCTCTGCTCGGGACTGAGATTGGCCAGCCGCCCGGCGACGAAGCCCTGCGGGCTGACCACGCGCAACGTCGCGTTGACCGGATCGTTCCACCACACCCAGTCGCCGAACATCAGCTTGCAGGCGTAGGAATCGAGCCCCGCGCCGTGCTTGCTGGCGATCGCGTTGGCGATATTGTCGCCGGCCGGCCCGGTCAGGATCATGTAGACGCCTTCGGACAGGCCGAACTGCGCCTGCGTCGTCCACTGCGTCGCATCGGTGCCGTCGGCCAGCAGCGCGATGCTGCAACCCTGCCCGCGCAGCGCATACATGCCCTTGCGCGGCGCGCTGTCCACGCCGATCAGCGTCGTCGTGCTGACGCCGGAGGCGCCGTCGCTGCCGGGCGTGCCGGATGAAAACGCGTAGGTGCCGGCAACGGGTGCGATCGCCGTGCCGTTGGCGGCAGCCGTGACCAGCCCGCTCGGCCCGCGCTGCGGCCCCTGCCCGGCATTGACGGCAGCGGCGAGCGCATTCCAGAACGCCAGGCCGCTGCCGCCGATATTGTCGTAGATCTCCGGTAGCAGCCCGGGCAGCACCACGGTCAGCCGCCAGGTGTTGGCCTGGCTGCCGTTGCCCAGGATCAGCACGATGCTGTTGCCGAGGCTGCCGGTGTAGAGCGCGGTGAAGGTGAAGTTGCTGCCCGGCAGCGTCAGGCTCGCCGCCGTGTCGGTGCCGTCGGTGGCGCGCACGCAGCGGAAATTCTGCGCGCCCTGCTGCACCGCAGTCGCCACCTGCGTGCCCATGTCGTAGCTGCGCGCCACCAGCGGGCCGAACGCGTTGGCATAGTCGGTCATCGACCCGACGATCACCGGCTTGCCGACCGGCCCCCAGCTCGCGCTGCCGATGACGCCGACGATGTCCGTCGGCACGCCGTTCAGCACGAGATTCTGCGGCGGCACGATCTGCACATACAGATCCGGCACCACCAGCGAGGTGGTGTTGACGCTGCCCTGCTGGACAATCGGCATTGTGTTCGCTCTCCTGATCCTGTGCGGCCTGCGGCAGCGCCGCCGCGCCGCGCGACGTGGTTGTTCAGCTCAGCAGCGTCTCCGCCGGCAGCGCCGCGCCCAGCGTGGCGTTGAGCAGGCCGACCGCCATGCGCGGCAGGTTGGCGGCGAGGCTGGTCGCGTAATCCACCGTGTAGGTCAGCTCTCGCCGGTACAGCGTCGCGTCCTCCCAGCGGTCGGAGACGCTCGATCCGGCGTAGCGCAGCCGGCCGCTGCTGCCGTCGGCGAGGCCGATGAAGCGGATGCCCGACAGCGCCGCGTCGATCGCGCTGCCGACGCCATCGCGCGTCGCCGGGTCCGGGCACCAGGCGGTGAGTCGGAACGCCTGCAACTGGCGCCTGGACAATGTCAGCGTCGGCTGGTCCGCCTCGACCCGCCCGACCAGGCGGATCGCGCCCGGCACCGACAGCGTTGCACCGGCCGCCACGGCCGGGCGGTAGAGGCTCAGCGCCGCGGCCAGGCTCGCGGCCACACTCTGCGGCGTGTCGGAGGCTTGCAGCCGCCACGACGCCGCGGCGGCATCGGCGAGCACCGCCGCCACCTGGCCCACGCCGCCGCTGCCGCCGAAACGCACCGTCTCGCCGCTGACGGTGGCTGTCAGCGACGGCGTCGTCGTCGCCTGCGGCAGCGACGTGTCCGGCCAGCGCGTCGTGTTGACGCTGTGGCCCGACACCGCTGCGATCGAAATGTTGGTGACGCCGGCAACAAGATCGGCATCGAGTGCGGCCGTCACCGGCCAGCCGCGATAGATGCGGCAGAGCGCGCCGGCGACCGTGCACGGGCCGGACAGGCCGGCCGGATACAGCGCGGCGCCGACCAGTCCCGCCAGCGCGGTCTCGACATCCGATTCGTCGGCCATCAGCTTGTCGCCTGCCGCATGTGGATCCGCCAGCCGAGACTGGTGAGTTCGGCGGTCGAGACGACGCCGGTGCGGCCGAGATCGTCGGTCGCCAGATCGCCGGTGCGCAGCAGCAGCTTGGCGCCGTTCAGGCTGAACGCCGGCAGCAGCACCGCCCAGCCGCCGGCGCCACCGATCACGCCCGGCGCATCGGCCGGCAACGCGCCGCGCCCGCCGACGCCGGCCGCCAGCACGCTCGCCGGCCAGTCGGTCAGCAGCGGGGCGGCGCGCGAGACCTGCACGCCGCCGTAGCCATTCACCCCCGCCGCCTGCGGCGCCGCCGGGCGGGCGAAGCTCAGCATCCGGTTGGTCCTGACGCACAGCACCGCACCCAGCCGCGGCTGCGCGGCGATGAAGAACACGCCCTCCGGCCCGCTGATATAGTCGCCGACGCGGGTGTAGCCGGCATCGAAATGCCCTTCCCACAGCGCGTCGCCATACAGCACCGGCGCGGTGAAATTGACGACGCTGGAAAACATCGCTGGCAGCCGCAGCAGCCGGTTGGCGCCGCCCATCGGCTCGTGCGCCGATTGCGGCCGGTACAGGTCGCACCACGCGCCGGCGGCGCGCGCGGCGGTGCCGAGGCCGCGGCGGATCAGGTCGGGGATGTCGCTGTTGTCGCGGGCCAGGGCCATGGTCGTCATACCACCAATGCCAGCGTGCCGTCGCCGAGGCCCGGCCCCGCCGGCAATCCGAGAAAGCCGCAGAGCCGGCGCCGCCAGTCGTCGAACAGGGCGGCGCGTTCGCGCAGCTCGTTGGCGTTGCGCGTCCACACCGCCGCCTGCGCGGTATCGAGCCGCGTGCCGGCGTCGGTGATCGCCGCCTCCAGCGTCGCCAGCGTCGCCAGATAGTCGAGCACGACAGCGATCTCGGCGACGGAGAGGTTGTTGAGGCGGAATTCCAGCAGCCCGTACGCCTGGAAGAAGCGCCAGCCCTGGAACCCCGCCGGACCGGCGCCGAAGGCCGGATAGCCGCAATAGCGGCGGATATCCGTCTTCTGCGCATCGGTGAACGAGGCGGGCGTTGTCGTGCCGCTCATGATCGTCTCCGCATGACGCCACCAGGGAAGATCAGCCGGCGTGCTCGACCAGCACGGCGCGCTTGAAGGTGGCGTTGGTCGCGGTCGGGACCGTCGAGGGGATCGTCGTGGTGTCCGAGGGCGTGGTGAATCCGCCGATCCAGTACCAGCTTTGCGCGATGATCTGCTGCAGCCGGTCGATCGGCTCGCGCGTGACCATGGCGACGCCGTCGACCACGGAGATGATCGAGTCCTTGGGTGCGACGTCGGAGTCCGCCATCGCCGCGAAATCGCCCTCGATCAGCGCGCCCTTGCCGCAGACGATCGGCCGGCGGATCGGCTGGCCGCTGTTGAGGTTGTTGTTGGTGGTCACGAACGCCTCGGTCGTCGGGATGAAGCGCAGGCCGAGGAAGTCGTTGACCATGCCGCGCTTGAACACCTGGTTGGCGCTGGTGGCGCCGGTGAACAACTGGCGGAACGCCTGGTCGCCGAACAATTGCCGGGCGCTGACCGGGTCGAGATAGCAGTTGTACGCGCCATCGATCTCCGGCACCGCGTTCAGCCGCAGGATCGAGACGGCGTTCAGCAGCGTCGCCATGTCGAGCGTGTCGGTCGGCACGATCTGCGAGGTGTTGGTGCGTGCGTTCGGCCGCACGATCGAACTCGCAGTGCCGGCGGTGACGGTGTTGCCGGCGGTACCGTCGGCGACGGCGACCGGGACGGCGAAGCTCAGCACGCCGGACACACCGCCCGGCGCCAGCGAGATCGTGCTGGCATCGGTAGTCGCGCCGACCAGCTGGTAGGAATTGGCGCCCACCGTCACGGTGATCGGGTTGGTGGCGCTGACCGGCCCGGGCACGCCGTTGGTCCAGACCTGGGTGAAGCCGCGGATGTCATCGACGGCAAGCGTCGTGCCCGGCGCGCCCAGCGTCACCCGCACCCGCGTATTGCCGGCGAAGTAGGCGGGGAACAGCGCGTTGCGCGCCAGCTCGTCCAGGCTGCGCGCCGCCTGCTCGCCGTTGATCGCGGCATTGAGCAGGAACTGGCTGGCGATGCCGACGCGGCTGGTCACCATGTTCAGGTCGGCGGTCGCCGCATAGAAATTCAGCGTGATCGTGTATTGCTCGATGCTGAAGCTCTGCGGCGTCAGGCCGTTGTCGAGGTTGGTGTTGGTCGACGGCGGCAGCGGCGTCGTCACCGACGGCTTCAGCCCGGCGCGCGTCTTGGTCAGCGTCTCGCCGATGCCGACGGCGAAATCCTCGCGGTCGGCGACGGCGCGATAGCCGAGCCGGCTGGTCAGCGCCTGCTGGAACTCGCGTTCCAGGAAACCCTGCTGGATGATCGGCTGCAGGGCGAGCGGAAAATTCTGAATGCCCATCGGGGTCCTCGTGTTGCAGGATTTTTGTACAGGTCAGCGCGCGCCGCGCCGCAGGGCGGCGCAGCGTTGGCCGGATCAGGCGGTCAGGTCAGCGGCGCTTGAGCAGGTCGGCGCGTGCCTTCTGCCATTCCTCGACGTTCATCTCGGTCGCCAGCCGTGGCTTGGGCGCCTGCGCCGGCGGCGCCCCGGCGGTGGAGGAGGAGGAGCCGGCGCCGAACAGCCACGGCTTGCTGCGCCGCAGCTCGCGCATCAGCGACGCGGCGCCCTCGACCTCGCCATCGTCGCCGAGCCGCAGCTTGCCGGTGTCGAGCAGCTTCAAGCCGTCCAGATCGACCATGCCGGCGCGCACCGCCTCGGCCTTCAGCTCGGCGCGGATGAGGCGGCCATGCGCCTCGGCCAGTTGGCGCTCCAGCGCGGCCGCGTGCGCGGTCAGATCGGCCGGCGGGGTCGGGGTCTGCGTGTCGTCGCTCATGCGTTCGCCTTCGCAATGCGGGAAAGTTCGGCGGCCAGGTCGTCGATGTCGTAGACGTCGGCGATCGATTTCACCGCGGTCTCGCGCGACAGCAGGCCGCCGCCGACCAGCGCGGTCAGCGTCGCCGCGTCGCTCTGCCGGTCGGCGGCATCGGGCGGATACCAGCGCGGCCAGCGCAGGCCGAGACGCGCGACCGCGGGCAGCGGCGCGATCAGCTCGCCGTTGACGCGCAGCGGATAGATCGCCGAGGCCCGCACGATCATCGTGGCCAGTTGCAGCAGCGCGCCGCCGTAGCTGACGCGCAGATTGTCGGCGAGCCAGATCAGGCCCTGGTTCATCAGTTCCAGGGCCCGCCCGCTCTGCGGCGCGCTCAGCCGTTCGGCGCTGGCGCGGTTGCCGTGCACGCCTTCCAGCGCCAGTTCGCGCAGGAAGCGCACATAGTCGATCACCGCCGCCGCCGCGGTGCCGCCGATTTCCAGCAGCTTGGCGTCGCCCTTGTCGCTGACCACCAGCGCGTTGCCGGCGCCGCGGACGATCT